AAAATGGCATTCGACCTTAATTCCATTCGCAAGGGCAAGACTATCCATGCCCCGCGTATCTTCCTGTATTCCACACACGGAATAGGGAAAAGCACGTTTGCCGCAAACGCGCCCGATCCAATCTTCATCTGCACCGAGGACGGACTAGGCAGTATTGATACAAGCAGCTTTCCGCTTGCCAAGACCAGCGGCGATGTGATGGCAGCAATCAAAACGCTTTACACCGAGAGCCACGATTATAAGACCGTGGTGCTTGATTCAGCAGACTGGTTGGAATCAATCCTCCAGGCAGAGATTGATTTGAAGCACGACGCCAAGGAGCTTGCGTATGGCAAAGGCGCTTTGTTGCTTGCAGACCGCTGGCGCGAAGTGCTGGAAGGATTCAACGCCCTGCGCAATGACAAGAATATGGTGGTCATCATCATCGGGCATTGCGAGATCAGGCGCTTCGATTCTCCAGAGGTCGAGCCGTATGACCGATACCAGCCGAAGTTACAAAGCCGCTCCTCTGCCTTGCTTCAAGAATGGGCAGATGCAGTGCTGTTCGCAAATTACCGAACTCTGGTTAAAAAAGATGATGTCGGATTCAACAAGCAAGTGAATCGCGGCATTAGCACGGGCGAGCGCCTTCTGTATACACAGGAGACGCCCGCATATCTGGCAAAGAACCGCTACAACCTTCCTGCGTCACTGCCGCTTGATTGGAGTGCCTTTGCCACCGCAATGGCTGCTTCTGCTGCCTAAACTTTTCCCAAACTACCATAACGAGAGGATTGAACGATGGCTAATCTCGCAGGTTTCGACGCATCCCAAGTACCCGAGCAACAAGAGTTTTCCGCGCTTCCAGAAGGTCAATACGTGGTGATCGCCACCGCATCCGAAATGAAGCCAACCAAGTCGGGCAACGGCGAGTTCCTGCAATTTACGTTTGAAGTGCTGGAAGGCCCGTATAAAGGTCGCAAGCTATGGGCACGCCTGAATCTTGTCAATCAGAACAAGACAGCCGTGGATATTGCACATCGCGAATTGGCTGCGATCTGCCGTGCTGTTGGCGTCATCAAGCCAATCGATTCGTCTGAACTGCATAACAAGCCGATGCTCATCACTGTCGGCGTCGAGATCGATGACCGCAGGCGCGAGAGCAACACCATCAAGAAATACGAGGCCATTGCCCCAGGCGCTTCAGTATCTGCGCCTACCGCCCCCGGTGGTGCCCCATGGCGCGGCCAAGACACGCCTGCCGGAGTTCCCGCAGCAGCTTCCCAAGTAACGCCGCCTTGGGCTAGGTAAGTAACCAGACAAGGCCGATCTATGTCGGCCTATGTTTTCTTAAGCACAAACCGTAGGAGATAAACATGCAACAACCATTCAACCCGGCCTCCGTGCAGATCAACTACACTCTGAATTTCCAGCAAGTCAATCTGCTGCTGGAAGGGCTTGGCAAGCTTCCTTACGAGCGCGTTGAGCAGCTTTACATCGCCATCCGCGGCACAGCCCTGAAAACATTGCAGGACGCCGAGCAGTCCCACATAGCACTAACTAGCGACGCTGGCGACGCCAATGCCTGAAATCTCCGAGTTTATCGACCCGGTTGCCGCGGCCATCTACAAACAGTACGAGAACCGCGGCAAAGCAGAAAAGCCCCGCACCTATCTTGGTGCCTCTATCATCGGCAAGGAATGCAAGCGGGCGTTGTGGTATACATTCCGATGGGCCAGCACCGAGAACTTCGACGGGCGCATGCTGCGCCTGTTCCAAACCGGGCACCTGGCAGAGGCTCGCTTTGTTGAAGATCTTCGATCTATCGGAGCCACCGTTTATGACGTTGATCCTGTCACCGGCAAACAATTCCAGTTCGCCCACTTTGGCGGGCACATGCGCGGGCACCTCGACGGATGCGCCAAGGGCATCCCTATGGGCGGGCAAAAATGGCACGTCCTTGAGTTCAAGACTCACTCCGCCAAGTCGTTCGCTACGCTCAAGAAAGACGGCGTGAAGAAGGCCAAGCCAGAACACTACGCCCAGATGATGTGGTACATGGGCAAGTCTGGCATGGAACGCGCCCTGTACCTGGCCGTTAACAAGGACACCGACGAGCTTTACTCCGAGCGCATCGCGTTCGATCAGGTCGAGTACGAGAGGATTCTTGCCAAGGCCGAGAGCATCATCTTTGCCACAGAGCCGCCGCCCAAGATCAGCGACGACCCGAAGTTTTATATCTGCAACCGATGCCCGCACAATGCCGTGTGTCACGGCAATCGGACACCTGCCATGTCGTGCAGGACGTGTGTGCATGCCACGCCTGAGCGCGAGGGGGATGGCCGCTGGTCATGCGCCAAGCACGGACCTGAAATCCCTGTGCATACACAGCGCTCAGGTTGTGACAACCATCTGCCACTGCCGTTCCTCATAACATACGCCGATGCCATTGACGCGGGCGACGGATGGATCATGTTCCAGCGTAAAGACGACCCGACCAAGCAGTTCATCGTCACCGACGAAGCCACGCCGTTGCCAGCCGACTTGCCATTGCAGCAATTTATCTACACCAGCAAGGAGATCAGCGCGGCCACGGATCATCGTGCTATTTGCGACCATGTTATTGAGAAATTCCGCATCAAGTTTGACGCAACGATCAATGGTTAAAGAATTTGATAGGTCATGATCCAGCTACGCCCATACCAGAAAGAAGCCGTTGACGCGATCTATGCATACTTCACGCATAACAGCGGCAATCCGATAGTGTCCCTGCCAACCGGTAGCGGCAAATCGTTAACGATGGCGTCTTTCATCAGATCGGCAATCGAACGCTACCCGGCGACCCGCATCTTGCTGCTGGCCCACGTCCGTGAATTGCTGGAGCAGAACGCTAAAGCAATCTTGCACTACTGGCCAGAAGCCCCTATTGGCATCTGGTCAGCCGGGCTTGGGCGCAAGGACAAGGCACAAGTCACTGTGGCCGGGATTCAATCAATTCATCGTTGGCCCACCAAGTTCTCAGATACCGATCTGATCGTGATCGACGAATGTCACTTAATCAGCCATAAGCAGGACACCATCTATCGACGGTTCATCGACGGCATTAAGGCCAACAATCCGAACTTGAAGATCGTCGGTTTCACCGCCACGGAATACCGGCAGGACTCAGGTCTGCTTACCGAAGGAAGTGGACGCTTATTCACCGACGTTTGCTACAAGGCCGATGTTGGCGATCTCATCAAGCAAGGCTATCTATGCCCGCTTGTTTCTCGCAATGGCGCAACAAAGGCAGATTTGTCAGGCGTACATACCAGAGGCGGCGAGTTCGTCCAGAAGGAATTGCAGAATGTCATGGATAAGGATGATTTGATCCATGGTGCCATGCAGGAAATTGAAGTTCTGGCCTGTGATAGAAAGCACATTCTTGGGTTTTGCACAGGGATTGAGCACGCGGCCCACTGCGCCGAAATTGCACGCCAGCGCGGTCATATTGCCGAGTACCTGTCTGGCGACATGAGCACCACGGAACGAGACGCCATCATTGGCCGCTTTAAGTCAGGCAAAACTCGCATCCTGTTCAACGCCAACATCCTCACCACGGGGTTCGATTTTGCGGCTATCGACTGCATCGTGATGCTTCGCCCAACGAAATCCACCGGCCTATACGTGCAGATCATGGGCCGCGGCCTGCGCAAGCACCCGAGCAAGGAGAACACGCTGATTCTTGACTTCGCTGGCAACGTCGAGCGCCACGGTCCCATTGACATGATCAAGGTCAAGCGCAAGGCAGAGAAAGGCGAAGGCGTCAGTGTGGCTCCAGTCAAGGAATGCCAGAACTGTCATGCGCTGGTTCATGCTGGCGTGCGCGAGTGCCCTGAGTGCGGCAACCTGTTCAATGAGGACGAAAAGGCCAAGCACGGCACCGAAGCAGCAGATGCTGTTGTGGTTGCTGCGCTGGAGAAGCCGCGCACCTACACCGTGGATCGTGTCGAGTACGAACGGTACTCAAAGATTGGCAAGCCTGATTCGGTAAAGGTGACGTACTGGTGCGGAATATCCACGTTCAACGAGTGGCTTCCAATCGAGGACAACCGTGCCTACGTCAAGAAGCACGCTGTTTCGTGGTTCTGGCAGCGCGGTTGCATCTGCCCCAAAAATGTGGATGAAGCCCTAGCAATGGTGCGCGATAACCGTATCCCTGCCCCTGACACCATAACCGTAAAGAATGACGGCAAGTATTGGCGCGTACAGTCCGTAAATATGGGGCACCGTCGCCTGGACGTGTCGAGCGTCGTAGACCGCAACGAGGTTTCATTTTGAGCAAAGTCATTTATACAACAAAGCAAGAAATCGCCAAGCGCATTGAAGAACTGCGCACGGAAATCAGTTTTCTAGAATCCATCAACACCGGATGCGAATTATGCGACGCCTTCGACGGTCGTGGCTGCAAACGTGCCGGTGGTCTGGAGCCGCCGCCAGAGGTCAAGGCGAAAGGATGTCCAGAGTGGAAGTTTGAGGAGATACCGTTTTAGCTGTTGCATTTAAAGCAGAAACTATGGCATGATTGCTGTCCGGGCTGCCTTGCGTGTGTGGTCTCAAGACCATCATGTGCCTCAACGGTATTCCTACACGCAAGGTAGTCCGACCAAATTAATCGACCAACTCAAGACCTATGGCACCACGCATTTCCTTTGGTGTCTGTCGTAATACCCTAGCATCTTTCTCAGTCGCCATCTGCCGCGCCCTGGCACGTATCTGCGTAGCATTGATGCTGATTTGCGTCCTCGGGTTCAACTTGTTCCACTTTTCAAGGCGCTTCTTGGCCTCATTAACCATGTCATCATCGCCGTCGGCAACACCCCTGGCCCACTGATCCACGATGGCCGATTCGGTGCGCTTTTGCAAGGCAATGTCCTGTTGAATAGGCATGGTCTTGCGGTGCGTATTGGCAACCGTGGTTGGGTTGAATCCGATTCCTTTGGACACGACATCACCAAGCCCAACATCGACGACTTTTCGCCCCTTGGCATCGGTCGAGTAACCTTTATTCGCCATCTCTACGGCGGCAATCACGTCCTTGATCGCCTTCGGAGCCATATTCTGTAGCGCTTTTCCGACGTTGCCCTCGGTTGCCGCGTCGTAGGCATCCCCGATCTGGGTAGCCATACCAGCGGTTGGGCCTAAGATTTCCGCCATATTGCGCCCGCGCATATGCTCATCAGATGGCTTAAGCACGCCAGTGCCTGGGATCAAATTGCCCATACCAAGGCGCCCAGACATGTCAATCGGCATTTGAGTCGATATGCCATACAGGAACAGGTCGCCCAAGTTCTTGCCAAGAATCTCGTAGGCCAGACTGCGCTTGTCGCGGAGCATATTGGTGTCGAGTCCGAACATCTGGCCAATGGTGTCTATCAGGTCGTCCAAATCCTGCACAAACGGCAATCCTTCCTCACCAGCGGCCAGCATAAGCACAGCTAGCATGATAAGTGCAGCCCGCTTGCCTTCCGGCCCGCCCCGCTTCCACATGCGCGACAGCAGTTCGATGTACATAATGCTGAACTGCTTGAAGATCAGAATCACACGCCCCACGGGGTTGCGTGCCCAATTGGGGCGATTCGCCTTGTTGTAGATGCCCTGCGTTTCATTGACCGCACGAACGGCGAAGGCGTATGGGTCTGCCTCATTGTTGGCTTTGGCTACGTACCAGGCAGCAATGAATGTCAGCTTGCGGTTGAACCGCTCGGCCAGCGAGAACATTGAACCCCACAGCGTCAGGAAGGCATTGATGCGTACCCGTGCATCCTCGCTACCGGCCTTGATCGATCCGCCAATACCTGGCAGCCGTGCCAGCGAATTGACCAGGCCAGACGCCACGCCCTGCGCCCCTATGCTATAGAGATGGAAAATCTCCTGCGCATCAACAATGCCCTCCAAGCTGGCACGATTGAGTGCCTCCTTGAGTTCAGCGTCTTTGATCTCCTTCTTTCCCATTGCGTAGGGAATGGCCTTGGCAAGTGACTTGCTGGCGGTTGACACGCCGTACTGCGACAAGTACGGGCCAGTCATCGTCACCGGTTGCGTCATGTTCACCAGAGCAGCGGCCACGGAGCCGCCTAGGAACCATGCGAACATGACCGACGATACCGGCGCGGCGGGGTCATCAGGGTTCATGACGAACTGCTTGAGGCGAATCGCCTCGTCCTTCACGTCGCCCTTTTCCTGTGGGATGTACTTGATGGTGTTGTTCAGGTCGCGCAGGTAGAACCGCTGGGCTGCGAATCGGCCATTGCTGGTGATGAAGTTCGACAGCACACGGGGCAGATCATCGCTGTAGCCAGCCGTTCCCTTGCGTTCTAGGCGTCGCTTCAGGGCGCTGCGTTCAGACAAGGCCATCTGGTAATACTTCCGGGCAACTTCGTCTGCGCCGACTGCCTCACCGAACAGTGCAATGGTTTCCGGCGAGATACCGGCGTACAGCTCGTGCGCGGTCTGGCTGTCCACGCCAGCTTTCACACGAATGTCGTCACGCCCCTTGTACAGCGCCTCCATCTGATGCCGCACAGAGATAGCTTCGCCCTCAGTCTCGAACTTGCCGAAGTATTCGGTCTGCGGATTGCCTTTGTCGTCGCGCAGCACCTCACCCGTCGCCGGATCGATTCTTTGCACCGTCACCGTCCATTTTCCGAAGCGCATCAGCGGCGCGTACCCGGCCTTCTTGAGGTTTTCTGCTGTTACGAAAATCTTTTCCACCTTGCGCTTGGTGTCTGAATACTGGCCGCGGATGGCTTCGTACTCTGACTGCTGTTGCTCATTGCCCTGGCTCTTAGCGTTGCGGATCGCCACATTCAACAGCTTGATCTGGTTCTCCAGTTCACCAACGATCAACCTTTCGGCTAATTGCGGGTTGTTGATGATCTTGCTGCGCATCTCCTTGGGCACGATACCCTGCGCCATGGCGTAGGCTTCGGATGCTGCCAATTCATCCAGACTGGCATCGATTGCTGCACGGGCCTGCCGGTACAGCGCAATGCCCGTATCGTTCATGCCGAACTTGCCGCGCAACTCGTCGTCACTCCATACCTTACCTTCCATGACGTTTGCGCCGTTCAGCGTTCCGGCAAAAATAGCATCAGCGGCTTGCGTCAAATTCTTGTCTGCGCGTTTTCCCTTGACGATGCCTCGCAGTGCGGATTTCACGTCATCGACGCGCGGCAGCACACCAGGAGCCAACTCAGCCGGGCGAATTGATGCAAGCGAAATATGGTTTTGCATGGCATTCACATAGTTGAACACTTCGCCGTAGTGCTTGTCTTTCAGCGCTTTGTGGTACTGAGTAGATAGGGTCTTGTCGTACTTGCCGAATGTCTTGAGCTTCTCCTTGTGTTTGTTGCCAAAGAACTGAATCAGGTTGTTCTGGACACGTGGCACCAAGAATGCCGGGTCAGTTTTGAAAGCCCAATCGCTGGTGGTTGGATGCGCATCTTCGCGCAGCTTTTGGAACATGCTGCGCACCAGAGCGCGGGCCTCATCGTTGGTGACGGCACGATACTTGGCGGCGAACTCATGGAACCCGAAGCGTTCTGCTGCTGCCGCAATCCAACGGGCAGCCTGCCGGATGGCCTTGGCCTTGAGTGTGTTGTTGCTGTACTCGCCTTCGTTTGTTTCTGCTAGCTCGGCCAGCGCCTCATCCACGCCACGGGCGCGGGCGTATGCATCGCCAGACTTGCGGGCTTGCTTCACGTCGTCGCCATTGGCAGCAAGCCATGCGTCGGCCTTGGCCTTGATCCACGGATCACGGTCGTACAACTTCTGCATCTGAGAGATATACTGCTCTTTTGTCAGGAAGCGACGAAGGCCGTAATGGACAAGCTCATGCCATAAGGTCCGAGCGACATCGGCAGTGGTCGCGTTGGCGTCACGGAACAGGTAGATTTTCCCGCCAGTGGTAGCGCCAGCGGCCCAACCAGCACTTGCATTACGCATGCTTGGCAAGTCACTTACGCTGTCCCGAATGAGAATTGGCGGACGATGGCTAAACTTTCCAATTCGTTCTTCAATTACCTGCGCAAACTGTGCCTCTGACAGCCATTCGCTTTCCGGCAATGGCTGGCCTTCGTTAGTCGTAGCCAGCACGGTCGGCCCGGTTGCGTTGCCAAAAAACTCGTCCAGCGCATCACCAAACCCAAGTTCGCGCAACTTCGTTTTCTGCTGCTCAATGCCATCAGCTACGGCAGCCCTCTGGCTTTCAGGCACTTCCGGCCCTTTGACCATCAGCGCACGCTGAACCTTCTTGTGCGCCTCGCGTGCCTCGTCCAACTCCTTGGCCTGCGGGAACGGCAGCTTGGCCAGTTCACGCATGGATTCGGCATCCTTCTTTGACTTCTCGATGCGGGCCTGTGTCTCTTCAAGCATTGCCGGTAGTCGGTCGATGTAGTTCTTGAGGCGCTGCACCATGCCAGACGGCGAGAACGTATCGGTCGCGCTCCATGATCCACCGTTGCCGGTAGGGGTGCGCAGGATAACGTTACCGGCTAAGTGCTCAAGCTTGAAGGTTAGGCCACGGTACTGCACTGAAGCGGTGTCAATCATGTGGCTGCGCACGCTCTCGAACACGGATGCCAGCGCCTTGTGGACGGATTCCTTGTCGGTCAACTGCTTGCCGCCTCGCACGGTAACAGGCGCGAACCCTTCCTTATCCAATGGATGCTTGGCCGTGGTGCTCAAAATCTCCTTGATCTCGCGCACGGCAGCAGGCCCATGGATGTCGGCGTACTCCTGCGCAGAGCGGGCTTTGCGTGTCATCGACAGCACTTCATCGGCGTGTCCAGCCTGCAACTGCTCCAGGCGGCGCACGTCATTGCGCAGCTTGGTTTCCTCCATGATCAGCGGATCGCCAGAAGCAGCGGCCTTCATGTCGGCAGCGTTAGCGGCCTCGCCTTCGATGTCGTCGATCTCGTTGATGGTGCCGTCGTATTTGCGCAGCTGTTCGATGCTACGAGCCTTGTGCTCAAGAATCTGCCAGCGGCGGGCGTCGTAGGTTTGCTCGGTGGCGTAGCGCCCGATGAACACCTCGAAATTGTCCGGGTCGCGTTCGTATAGTTCATTACCACGCCGGATGATGCGGCCCTCACGCTGTTCCAGATCAGACGGTCGCCACGGTGCGTCAATGTGATGCAGTCCAACCAGGCGCTCTTGCACGTTGGTACCAGCGCCCATCTTTGGAGTCGATCCGAGCAAGAAGCGCACTTCACCGGCATTCACGGCGCGGAATAGCTTTTCCTTAGCCGCGGGGGTGTTGTAATCGTGGATGAATGCAATCTCGTGCTCTGGCACGCCATTGGCAATCAGTTTGGCCTTGATGTCGTCGTACACCGAGAACTTGGCAGAGCCGGACATTCCAGCAATGTCTTCTCGGGTGAAGAACATCGACTGATCTTCAACATCGATGTCGTGCTCGTTGTTGTACTCGTCGATTTCGTCTTGCTCAATATCGCCGGTAGATTCGCGGGCATTGATCCACACCTGGCGCTTGGCCTCATCTCCTAGGAATCCGTTCGCGGCCTCAATTGCATCCTGCTTGCTGCGGAAATCAGATTGCAGGCGAAGGCCAGATGCAGCGTCATACACGTCAAACCGCTTGGCGTCCTTCTCTCCGCGTTGAACCACGAAGTACGGAAGATCCTCGTGGCCTGGTAGCACATGCAGAGTGCCGCGCTTCATTTCAATCCCGCCCGCGTCGTCGCGCACATACAGGCGGCGTGCCTTGCTGGAGTACTTGGCCCGTGCCGACAGCGGAATAGACAGATCACAGAACACCAATTGAGTGCCACGGTCTGCGTGCCACTTCTTGTAGATGCGCAGCATGTTATCGACAGCCAGATTGATCTTGGAGCCAGCAAAGTCTGGTGCTGCGGGGTCGATCAAGCGGTAATCCAGCCCTGCCTTGTTGGCCTCGCCAGTCAGCGACAGGGCATTGACCTTGCCTTTTGTTTCCTTGGTCAGTTGGCGCAGGTTGGCGAAGCGTCCAATAATGGACTGCGGATCAACCGACATCACTGGCGTCAGCGCAAGCTCGACAATTTTCAGGCGGGCATCCTCTGCCGTCTCGAACGGTCCAAATAGCTTATCGCCTGCCTTGGCAGTCCATTTTCCTGAATTTTCATTCTGCTCGATCTGGATTCCTGCTGACAGGTTGACGCCGAACTGGATGTTGCCAGCTTCGTCTGTCTGCGCCTTGGGCACGCCCATCAGCGCGGCGACAGCAGGAGAGCGTTTTGCAACGACCAACGTGGGGCGACCGCCTTCTATTCTAGGCACCGGGAACAGCTTGCCTTGCGCCTCTTCCTGAGCCTTCAAGTCGTCCAGGGTGATAGTGTCAGCAAACGAGTTGTACAGGTTCATCAGACCTGGCAAATTGGTGAATTTGGCAAAGCGGGTAGATTGCCGGTAGCCTGAGCCAGACGGCGCTACTTCATAGACATTCTCGACACTGCCGAATTGCCTGGCCCATGCGTCGAACACATGCAGTCCTTCGCGCTTTAAGGTCGGATACTGCATGTACCGCTGCATGTTGAACATCTCGACCAGCGAGTTAGAAACAGGTGTGCCGGTGGCGGCGATGAGCGGCGTCTTGTCGCCAAAGGTATCGAACAGCCAGCGCACCTTTACAAACAGATCGAAAGCTTTTGCCGATCCATCCGGGTTGCCCATTCCTGGGTGGCGATCCATCGTCGTGTTGTAGGTAAGGTTCTTGAACTCGTGCATTTCGTCGATAAACATGGCGTCAATACCAAGTTCGTCGAACGTTACCGTATTGCTGCGCTTGCCGATGGCTGCCAGCTTGTCTTTCATCTTGGCTTCAAGGTTCTTGCGGATGCGCTCCATGTCGGCAGTGATGCGCTTGTCACCACGTTCCCGCTTCATGTCCTCGATGGCTTTAGACAGTTCTTCGACCTGCTCTTGCAGGACGCCAATCTCGGTTTTCTTTGGCAGGCCAATCTTATTCAAGGATGAATGTCCGATCACGACAGCATCCCAATCGCCGGTGATGATCTTGGCGAACAGGCGTTCCCGGTTGTCCTTGCTGAAATCAGCTGGCGTGGCCGCCAGAATGTTCGAGCCTGGGTACAGGCGAGTAAATTCACTTCGCCATTGCATCGTCAGGTGGTTAGGAACCACAAACAGCGGCTTGCGGGCGATGCCAAGGCGACGCATCTCCATGGCAAGCGTTGCCATTTCGAATGTCTTGCCTGCGCCGACGACGTGATCGTAGAGCACTTGGAAAGTCTGCAACCCACGCCATACGCCGTTCTTCTGGTGCGCCAGCAACGAGATAGCCGGGTTCATTCCTGGGAATATCATGTGCGAGCCGTCGAACTTGCGCACGACGACGCGGTTCATCTTGTCGTTGTAGATCGAAACAATTCGGTCGGCACGCTCAGGGTCTTGCCACAGCCACTTCTGCCACTCGGCCTTGATTGCGTTCTGCTTTTCTCTGGCGGCCTCTGTTTCCTTCTCCAGCAGGATCGTTGTGGTGGAGCCGTCGGCGTTGCGCAAGGTCTTTTTGACCACAGCGCCACGACCGAGCATAGTCAGTTGGAATAGTTCTTGTGCAGACAGGTCTGACGTACCGAAGCGCCCGGTATTCAGCGCAGGGTCGCTGCCCGTATTGAATGCTATCAACCACTGGCCGGTTGCCTTGACGTAACTGACCGTCGCGCTACCACCAGAGATGTGCTTGATGAACTGCTCGTAGATTTCGGCAGGCACGAAGGCAGCGCCGATGCTCACCGAAATCTCGCTTGGCGTCTTGTCCTTCGGGATGACCTTCTCCAGCGCCTCTACGTTGCGGCGGTATTTGGCGTTATCCTGGGCAGCGGCCTTAGCTTCGGCCAGCTTGGTTTTCACGTCGCCAGACAGGTATTCATCGGCGGTCACGATGCCTGATTGCGGATCATCGAATACCAGGTCTCCAAGCTCATTAACGATCTCATCCATTGGCTTGCCATAGACCTCGGTCATGTAGTCGCCATCCACACGCCCCCGGTAGTTCAGGGATGCCAGCAACGCATCCTTAGCCGTGCTCACCGTCATGTAGTCTCGCGGCGGGAATGCAACACGGCGATGGAAGATGTCGGCTTTGGTTGCTCTGGCTTCGCGCTGCTCAATACCTTCCTTCTCGGCTGTCGCCTTGCCCACGCCCTTGTCGTAGTCAAACTCAAGCCCCTGAATCAGATGGGCATCTGGGTCGTCGAGGAAGATGTTGCGGTTGGTTGTGCTGTTGAGGTGCTTGTACTTCTTGATGAAGTCATCATATAGCCGGTTCAATTCTGCGCGGTTGGCTTCAATCTCCTGCTCAGTGGCATCGACAGAACGCTCCAGGCGCATCTGCTTGCGCAGTGTGTCACGGATGGCGATCATGCCCTTCATGCGACCTACTTGCGATTCGTAGCGAGGCTTCCATGCCTCGGCGGTTTTTTCGCCCATCAGGTCATTACCACGGCGCATCACCTTCCCGGCGTCGTCCACGTAGAAGGAACCAACCTTGACGCCATCAGGTACAGCCATGTCAACAACGGCAGAGTCATTGGAGCGGTCGATGTTGGCAAAGATGTTCTCTGGCAGCGTCTTAACCCACTTGGACAGAGCGTCCTTGATATTGCCGTCCTGCTCAACGGTGTATTCGTTGGCCGAATACATTGTGCCGCCAGCGGACGGCTTGCCAAGCACGAACTGAGGATTGGCGACAAAGAACTGGCTCACCTTGTGGACCACATGCTCCCCGGTCTTGGGGTTGATGTTGATCTGATCAACCACGTCCTGCCACGGTGCGACTGACGACGGCAAGCCGTTCTTGTCATGCTTCTGAAAGATCAGGATGTCTGTCACAACCTCGGTACCTGCGTTCTCCTTGAACGCCGTTCTTGGCAGGCGCACGCCGCCGATCAGGCTAGCACGCTCGCTAATCCACTTGCGCGTGCGCCCGTCCTGCGCATCGAGGAAATTGTGCGATACAACGATGGCCATGATGCCACCAGGTCGAAGCTTGTCGATTGACTTGGCAAGGAAATAGTTGTGAGTGCTGAACCCGGAATACGGGCTGCGCTCATTGTCAACCAGTGGATGCGATCCAAACGGCGGGTTGCCAATCACCACGTCGAAGTATTCGGACGGAATCTCGAAATCTTGGAACCCGGTGGCCTTGGCGATCTTGGCATTGGGGTACAGCGCAGCCACCAAGCGGCTGGTCAGCGAGTCCAGTTCCACGCCGTGAAGATGGGAGGCGGTGCGCATCTCTCGCGGCATCATGCCGAAGAAGTTTCCCACGCCTACAGATGGTTCGAGCACGCGGCCAGACTTAAAGCCAAGTCGTGCCAGAGCATCGTACATGGCCCCCACAACAACCGGGCTGGTATAGTGTGCGTCCAGGGTTGAAGCGCGCGCGGCGCGAAATTCTTCTGCGGTCAGCAGTTCCTTGAGTTCTTCATGCTGCTTGGCCCACGCCTTATTGTTCGGGTCAAACGGGCCTTTCATTGCACCCCATCCAACGTACTTAGCCAGCGCCTTGCGCTCTTCCGGGGTGGCAGCGCGGCCCTCGGTTTCGATTGTCTTGAGAATCTTAATGGCCGCTACGTTGTCGCGGTACTTCTGGCCAAGACCGCCCTTGCCGATCTCGTCGGCATCAATTACATGGTCGTCGGTGCTGGTGGTGCCAGGCTCAGGCCGTACTCCTGCACGATCTCGTGTCTCGCCAGATGGTTGTTGCCCGGTTTGCTCAGTACCTCGCGCTCCTTCTGTTCTTGCGTCTTCAGTGCGTCCAGATACTCGCCGCTGGCGATCAACCCCTTGACCGTCTTCGGCCATCCAAGTGCCCACCTGTTCGCTATCTCGATTGCGAGCGGAGACATCAGGTTTAGTTTCGTCCGAATCTCCTGCGGATACTGGCTCGGGTTGTACAGTGTTTGCATTGTGAGTTTCCTTCGATTCAATGGTCAACTCCTGCTTTTTGGTCGAATTTTCCTCAACCATTTTGGCAGCAGAATCGGCCAGTTCGGTGCTAGTCATATCCACCGGCATCCAGCGGTTCTTATCGCCGCCCCACGGATCACCAGATTTTGTGGTGCGCATCATCACGGCAATGCCTGATTTCGTCGAAGGCACCACGCCGCGCAACGCGGTTTCTCCGATGCGAATGTAGATTCCGCGATCAAGCACCGGGTGGAACATGACCAAGGTCACATCGCCAGAGCCTGCAACACCCGATTCATCGACCGACACTGGATTAACCGGCTTGCCGTTGCGTCCAGTAGCTGGAACGAATCCACGCTCCTTAAGCACCATTCTCACGTCATTGAGATAGTTGCGCGTGTCGTTCAGAAATTGCGTCTTGACCTGTCCGTCGTACCCGTCGATGTGGCGCACGCCATAGTCGTCGCGCAGTTTTGATGCGCCAGCCTTCTTGCGCTCCTTGGTACGCTTTGGTGCTTTTACCGTCTCGCCAATGGCATCTTCCATGCCAGCCGTTGCCTTGGTGTGCTCGGCGGTGCCCTGCTTTTCCATCAGATCAAGCTCGGCAGCCGTGGTCATGCCGGTGGTATCCAAGCCTGGGTAGTTGCGTACTGCTTCGTAGAAGCTACGCAAGTACGGCCGGATTTTCTCTCCGAAGTCCTCGACCATCGCCTTGGCGTAGTCGGAATACCTGCGCACCCCGCTTTCGATGTACCCCCCGGCAATGGTCATGCCATCGACCAGCAATTCAGGGTCGATACCTGAGTTGAGCGTGCCAAGCTTTGCTTTCAAGCGGGCGCGAGCCGCTTCAATCTTGTCCGTCGTGAAAATCTTGTTCCCTGCGAACCTGTCTGTATTCGCAGATATGCGGTCTGACTCATTAATCTCGTTGGTGTCTGTCAGGTCATGTTTCGGCGGTGTTTCTGGTTTTGGCGCAGCTTCATCACCAGATTGACCACGGGTGTCGGGTCGATCCCAGGATTCTCCTTCTTGTACTTCTCGATTGCCGCCCGTTGCTGAGGAGTGCAACTCGGGTGCGGCTGGTCGAAGATTGATTGTTTCGATCTGGTGACTGCACGCGCGTCTGCGAATCGCTTGGTTGCATCGTTCAATACCTCCGTCTTGGTTTGCAGTGGTGCATCACCGAAAAGCCCGCCGCTGCTGTTCTGCGTGGAAAGCACGCGATCCGCGTAGCCTGCAAGCCCCTCGGTGATAGTCTTGGCGCTTCTGAGATTGTCCGCCAAAAACGTGATGATGGTGCGCTCGGATTGCGACAATCCGCCGCCAAACATGTTGTCCTGCGCCAGAAACTCGTCCAGGCTCTTGCCAGCGGATCGCAGTCTGGAGAGCGTTTTAATCGCAGCAGTCAGGTCGCCGGCAATGTCGAAGTCAGCCGGGATGCTGCCGTCGGCCACACCTCCGCGAACCTTGGCAAGCTTGCCCGCGGCCCGCACCAGTGCCGTGCCAACGTTCCTCATGTCGGCATCTGGCGATTCGATCAGGCGGGACAGTGTGTCTGACTTGCCGTATGCGTTGAACATGATGGCATTGCGCAGACGGCGCAAGCCAGACTGCGACAGTCCGCCGTCGGCAGTCATCATGCCAGACAGTTCATTGGTGGAGAATCCGCTAAGCGCGTGCTGGATGGCCTGCATGTTGCTGCTGGTCAGCGGAATGTCTCCCGTGTCTGAAACCTCGATCTGATCCAGTGACTTCATGCGCTCTGCGTCCAGTGCTGCCTGCTCCATGTCTGACAACTGCAAGCCTGCCGCCTGGTTGGACTGAATTGCCAACTGCCTGGTGTCGGCATTGTCCGTGATCCGGCGTACCAGCACAGGTTTCTTCATGCCCTTGATGGTGTCAGCATCCAGCCCGAATCTTGCCGCTTGCTGTTCTAAATCCCGCCTGTAGGTGGCGGAAGTTGAGCCGTCATAGGCACGGCTGATGCCCTCGAAGCGACCATTTCCGCCAACAATCAGCCCGTCTGCCGACAGCGTTGGGGCACCGTAGTCCATCGTCTTGCTGGTGTCGGACAGACGCTCGAAGTCAGGGTTTCTGGCAATCTCAAGCACCTGAGCATTGGACGCTGCGCGTGTTCTGTCGCGTGGCTGATTTACGCCTTCCTTGAGCGAAGCCTTGATAGAATCGGCTTCAACCACATCCCACACCGCGGCAATCCTCGTGCCGTCTGGTGTCAGGATTTTGGTGTTTCTGCGCTGCTCGCGGGCTTCGCGCTCGGTCTTAGGTGATACTTGCGCTTGCTCGGCGGGCAGGGAGAATCCATACCGTGCTTCTTCTTGCACAGCGGGCAGCGGCGTTTCTGAGGCTTGAGGGGCATTGCTGTTATCCTTTTTCTGGATGGCGTCCCAACTAGCAGCCCATCCAACAGGCGATTGGGCGCTTGCGGTGTGGGATGCTTGTTGGATGGCGTCTCCAACAGGCGATTGGGCGCTTTCTTGGATGACTGATGCACCTT